ACCCCCCCCTTCCCAATTGGAGTAAATAATGTCAATGATTCCCGAACTTATGGGCGGCCGCTCGCTTTCCCACCCCCTTCCGCTTGCAGTCGGCAAGAGCAGCAGCAAGATGTACGTCGGTGGTCAGGCAAATGCTGATGTGGCTGCTGGCACTACTACCGCAGAAAGCGGTGCTGAAAACGTGACTGCTCAGTACACGATTCCAGCGAACAGCCTTGTTGCTGGCTCTACAATCCGAGTACGCTGGGCTACGGCGACCTCTGCTGTTGCCGGTGGAACCGACAACCTGACTGTCCGGCTTCGTTTTGGAAGCAATGGCACCACCATGACATCTGATACTGAGTGTGCAGTTTCAACCGCTGTTGATCAAGACGATGCGGCTCATTTCTGTGTCGGTGATATGATCATCCAAGTCCGCACGTCTGTCACTGCGGTTGCTTTTGGAACTATCGCTGATTCGGATGTGCTTGGCTCAAAGCTGGTTTCTGCTCAGTTTGAACCGTCGTTTACTATCGACACTACTGTTGCTAACTATGTCAGCATCTCAACGCTGTTTGGAAACGCTAACGCAAACCTTGCGGCAACTCAGGGCTTTGTCGTAGACATCGTCAACCCTGGCGTTTGATCCTGAACCCCTGACTTAGGAGACTCCCATGCAAGGGTTCGCAGTAAATGATGCAACTGTGGCTGCTATCAATACCAGTTACGTTGAAGACAAGAAGATTCTGCTCCACGAAGATAGCGATGCCGATGCGAAATCATCGGCACTGCCGTCTGCGTGCTACCTTTCTCATCTTGATCTGCAGTTGACTGAAACAACTGGAACAGCCACGAAGGTTTCAGCGTTCTTGGCGTGGGATTCGAATGGTGACGACCCAATGACTGGTGAGTCCCCAGGAAATCCATTGTGGACTGGTATGACTGGTACTAATTTGCGAAACACGTCAATCGCACTTGATGTATGGGTCACAGCTCCAGCGAGCCAGACGACTCAAGGTAAGTGCTATCTGTGGCTGAAGACTGATGCTGGCGTCGTTTCTTGTACGAAGGCCAGGCTGCACTGGGCGATGCGGGCAACCGTCTAAACAATTTCTGGAGATAACATGGGTGACTTTTACAATCGTGGAGGCGGTAGTCTTGTTCTTACTGACCTCGAGGTAGATGGCACTACAATCGTCGTCGATGAGACCAATGACCGTGTAGGTATTGGTACTGCGACACCAACCCACACGCTTGATGTGGACGGTACTTTCAGTGTTGATGGTGCAGGTGTTTCAATCGACTCCGTAGGTGTTGCCGCAAACTTCACCGTTGCTTCCGATGGAGCGGGCGAGGATCTTACAATCGCAGTTACTGGTGCCACAGACTCCAGTGTTGTGATCAGCTCAACTGGTACGGGTGCCGATGCGATTAACATCGACACAACCGCTGGCAGTATCGACATCGATTCAGCCGACAACATCACCGTTGGTGCCGCTGATGAGATTTCCATCACGACTACATCTGTTGATGGTCACATCACCCTGACATCGGCCCACACGGCGGGTGTTGCGTTTCACATTGACGCAAACGCAAACGCTGCATCTGAAGTGCAGATCGATGCGGGTATCCTCGATGTCGATGTAACAGGCGTTGCGAGCATCGACTCCGTTGGCATGGACATCAATGCTGGGTCAGGCACCCTCGAACTGACTACATCTGGCGCGGTAGATATCAATGGTGCAGTTGTAACAGTTGACGGAACTACTCTATCTCTTGATGGAACCGACTCAACCAACCTGACCATGACTGCAAACAGCAGCAGCGCCAAGGCGTTGACCATTGATGCAGTAAACAGCGGCTCTGGTGTGGCCAGCATCACGCTTGGAACAACCAGCGGTACTGCAGTAAGCATTGGCCACACAACGTCAGAGACTACAGTCAACGACAACCTGACTGTGACTGGCGACTTGACTGTTAATGGTACAACGACCACGATCAACTCCACGACGCTTACCGTAGACGACCTACTTATTGAAGTCGCTTCCGGCGCTGCGGATTCCAATGCTGCTAACGGCGCTGGAATCTCTATTGATGGTGCAGACGCTACGATTACTTACGCCCACACCGGCACTAAGTTTGTAATGAACAAGCCTCTCGATGTGACCGGAGCGATCACTGCTACAAGCGATATGAGTATCGCAGCGAGTAAGGCCTACAAGGTAGGCAGCACAGCAATCCTGTCCGACAGTAGCGGCACAATGACGCTATCGAACATCGATGCGCTGGATGCTACAACCGAAGCAACAATCGAAGCTGCGATTGATACTCTCTCGAACCTTACGACCGTCGGAACCATCGGCACAGGCACCTGGCAAGGAACCGCCGTCGCGAGCGCCTACCTTGACGCGGACACTGCTCATCTGTCCGGTACCCAAACGTTTACCGGCACCAAGACCCTGAACTCGTTCAAGGGAACCGGCGGTGCCACCGTCACGAATATCCTCGACGAGGATGCAATGGGGAGCGATAGTGCCACCGCACTTGCCACTCAGCAGTCAATCAAGGCATACGCGGACACCAAGTCTGCCCTGGCCGGTAGCTCCAGCATCACGACGGTCGGCACGGTCGCCGCCGGAACGTGGCAAGGAACCGCGATCGCCTCTGCCTACCTCGACGCTGATACGGCACACTTGACGACTAATCAGACGCTATCGGGCGAGAAAACGTTTACGGCGGACCTTGTTGTCACCACAGCCAACCACTCGGTTACGGTTGATGTGTCTGCAGATGAGATGATTCTTGCCGGCGACACTAAGCTTTCCTTTAACGACGCAAATGGCGGTGAGAACATTTCGGCTGACGCCGGCGGTACTCTGGTGGTCAACGCGGGCGCAATTTTGGACGCGGTTGCCCCCACTATCGACCTTAATGCCTCGACCAAAATCATTGTTAACAGCCCAATCATGCAGATGTTCAGTGGAACCTCGGCCAGACCATTGATGTCGCTCGAATGTACAAACCCCGACGCGCTCGGCGGAACGCTTCAATTTGTCAAGGACGGCGCGAGCGTTGCGGACAACGATGTTGTCGGCACGATCAAGTTTGTAAGTGAGGATGATACCAGCCCCGACCCGGTTGTTCAGACCTACGCGACCATCGAAAGCACTATTTCCGACATGACTGCCGGATCGGAAGGCGGCAGCATCAGCATTAGCGTGGCGTCTCACGATGGCGAGCTTCAGCCGGGGCTTACCCTGCAAGATGGTAATGCCGAAGACGAGATTGATGTGTTCATCGCTAACGGTGCCGCATCGGTGACCACGGTTGCTGGCCTACTATCGGTCACGAGTGGTGTGGCCCTTGAAGAAGCGTCCTCGCTTGAGATTATAGCCCCATTACTACCGACAAACGACCACGCCTCGTCGGGCATCATTGCTCTAATGCTGGCCGGTGGAGCAATCGCAGCGTTCCAGACTGTATGCGCCCACACCACCACAGGCGAAGTGGTCATTACAGATTCGAATGCTATCGCCACCATGCCTGTGATCGGTATCGCTCCGGTCGCGATTTCGGATACTGCGACGGGGCCAATCATGCTTCAAGGGTTCATCCGTGATGATACCTGGACCTGGACGATCGGCGGAATCATGTACGCATCTGAAACTGCGGGAGCCATGACACAGACAGCACCCACGACCAGCGGTGCATTCGTTCAGGCTTTAGGGGTCGCCATTAGTGCCGATGTTGTTTACTTCAACCCGTCACTGACACTGGTTGAGGTCGCCTGATGGCCTACGCTAAATGCGACAACGCCACGCACGGTAATTTGGCTAAGGTAAATAACGTACCCAAGGCTAACATTGCCAGTATTAACAGTGTCGGGGTGCCTGCAGCCGCAGGCGCTACCATGTGGGCAATATCGTCTAGAGATATGTGGATCTCGTGGGCCGCTACCGCTAATATCGCAGATGTGCTCGAGTGGGAAGGAAACGCGTACCAGCTTGAGAACAACAGTTCTGACACGAACGACATAGCCTATGGTCTTGATGGCAACGGTGGCGCGAAGTGGATGACGGTAAACAACACCAACGGCGACGAGATTAAATTTGACGGTAACAACGATATTACCGATGAGTCAACGTGGAGCACGCATAATGTCAGTACAGACTACGGGAACAACAGGTTAGAGACAATCCAGTACACAGGTGGTGACGGCAGTGCAGACTCATCCTCGGGGAATTCTGTCACGCGAGTCGGGTGTTGGATCGCTTGTGGCCGGACATCAACGAACGCTGCTTGGATACACCGATCTGTGGATGGCGGCGCCAACTGGACGCACCTTAACCTATTTGGGCTAACCAATATCGCAGGAAACGCTTCGGACGCTGACTATCATATCCGTGCGCTCGCTGGAGACGGCACAGGGAATTGGATGCTGGCTCAACGTGGAAACCTGTATTTTAGCTCAGATTCAGGTGTCAGTTTCTCATACCTGATTCAGCCCACAGGCGCGGGCACTAACGTGATCCGCGATATTGTGTACACCAACGGAACATGGTGCGTTCTAGTGAATGTGGGTGGTGTGACCTATCTGTATGTTTGTGCCGGAAGCACAGCAGCAAACATGGACGCCGCAGGTGATTGGGGCAATACGAAGATGCAGGATGACCCAAGTGATTCTAACCCAGCGGCTGCGGCAAAACTTACGGGCACCGCGCTAAGGCGAATGGCGGGAGCGGGTGGTCGAGTGGTGGCAGTTGATGCGGCGCGTTCGCTGGCTGCCACGGTCAACGGTAAGGCTACACCAGTCATCGAAGGCACAACCCAAACCCTACCCGACGCGGGCAGCCTAAATACAATCGCCACCGATGGGACCATATGGCTAGCTGGTTCGGATGGCGACAACACGGGCGCCGACGGTGGTGACATATGCAGGTCTCTCGATGGCGGCGAATCATGGTCGCTAATCGTGACTGGAATTGTTAGTCAGCAGCGAACGGTCGAGGGTATTGCGGCCGATGTATTACTACCCCTATAAGGAAGAATCATGAAAGATTTACTCACTGCACTTTTCTGCTCTCAGAAGCGCGTCTCTTGGCGTCGTCTTGCTGTTCTGGCTCTTGGTACTGCTCTGCTCGTTGCAGGCCGCCTAGAGTCCGCTCAGTGGCTTTACCTTGGCCTTGCTTACATCGCTGGTGACAGTGCTGAGAAAGCAATGGCTGCAATCTCGAAGAAATAGGAATTTATCATGGCAGGTTTGACGGACGAACAACAAGAGAAGCTCGCAATTATTGAAGAGAAACTCAAGGCTAAGGGCATAACCATGACGGCAGCTCAGAAGGCCATTTTGGTTTCTAAAGGCTCAATGATGAGCATCATGGCTGGTGATACCGGTCAACCGGAACAAACACCAGCACCAGTTCCTGACCCAATGAAGATTCAAGAAACCTTCCCGAAAGAAGCTCAACAGGCTGACAAGTCTCGCAAGGCGGCTCAAGATAAACGTGACGCCGAGATCAAAGCAGATATTGAAAAACAAAGGCTAGCGGCAGAAAGCGAATAGATGGCTACATCGACTACCAAGTTTGAAGATGCGTTTGACTACAAGGTGGTCCGTGAAACTGTGTGCAACAACACGGCCATCGTCAACGCTACTTCAAATCCAGGGTCGATTTACTCAATCTCATTGACGAATGCGACGGCGGCAGCGGCACACTTCAAGTTCTTTGATGCAGAAGCCGTCACTATGGGCACTACAATTGCCGACATGGTGCTTCGAGTAGCCGCCGCCACTACTACTGTGTACAACATTCCAGACGGTTTGGAGTTCACGTACCTTAGCTTTGCTTGTACGGTCAACCAGAACCCATTTGACAACACTGCGCTCACCGCAGCCAGTGGTGCTACCGTAGATGTGAAAATCATTTGCACTTGAGGTAACCATGGCCGCTACGTCAACATCTTCAATCACTGAGCTCGGTGGTAAGTACGTACTTGAGCGTGACTGTACTGGGGCGAATGGTGCTACTCCAAACGTGACTGGTGCAGCTGGCATCATTTACATGGTTCAAATCAACAACGAAGCGAACTCAACACCTTCTTACTTGAAGATCAGAGATAATACTGCTGCTACCCCGGCCACAACTACGGCAAACGGTGTAGGAACTCCGCACTTTTCGTTCAAAGCGCCAGAGTACACTAAGATCACGTATGCCATACCAGGTGGAGCTGCGTTTACTGCAGGCCTGTCAATGTGGTGCGTGACTGGAACTGAAGTTGGAAATGAAACAGATCCAACTTCAGATGTAATTGTGAAGTTGATCTGCTCGTGACTAAAGTAAAGAAAGCCATTGCCGTCATTATGTCTATCGTTTTTGGGATTCTTGCACTCGTTTTAGGAAAACGGAAACTGTCTAAGGAAAAAAAAGAGATCGAGACCCCTCCAGAAAATACAGTTTCTGATGTCGCACTTGATGATGTTCAAGAAAGCCTAAAAGAAGAACTAGATCGAATCAAAACTGCTACTGATGGCGATTCTCCTGCTGACGATCTTGCTGATCTTGGTAATGCACGAAAACGACGATGACGATGATCCTCCTTTTCCTTGGTACGGCCTTTGCGTCGGACCCGATTGACCGCCCAGCAACAACTAGCCCCGTTGACGGTGAGTGCTATAAGGTGCTGTCGATCAACAAGGGTAAGGCGCTACCTCAAGTAATCGTAGATTCATCTGGAATAGCCAAATGCTCCGCCGTTGCAGTTCCGCTGTCCCAGTTCTCTGATTTGTTGCAGACGGAGCAGTGGGGCGTGTCGGTTAAGTCTCAGTACAAGATAGAGACTTCAACGCTGCAAATGGAGATTGACTGGTACAAAACCAAACTTGACGAGGAAACTAAGCCGCTTCCTTGGCTGGAAAAACCGTCAACTCAACGCTGGCTTGGTAGAATAGAGACCATGGTAGTCGTCGGCATTGTCACTGCCGGGTTAGGGTCTACTTATTATTACAGTTCAGGAGCGGCAAGATGAACATCAAAGACTGGCTTATCCCAGGTATCACTATTGTATTCGCTGCAGGAATTTCTGTCGCATCCCTCGAATCTTCGGCTCAGGACACTGAAGACCTAAGCAAGCGGGTCGTTGCCCTTGAATCTAAGTCAGGTAAGCAAGAGGTTGTCGATATCAAGATTGAAGGCGTAGAGACTCGTCTTGATAAGATGGAAGTCATGATGGGTAAGATGCTGGAAGTACAGCAAAAGCAGGCCATCTCACAAGCTAAGATTTGCCAAGCAACAAACGCTGACTGCGACTGATGAGACCGACGCTACTAGACCAGGTGGAATCCCTTGGTCACACCGTATTTGAGTCAGGCCAGTACAACCTGAACATCATCGGAATCCGAAGCAAGAACCACAAGCCCAATAGCTTTGATGACCGCATGTGTGTTGTCTTCAGAGACGAGCAGGGCTGGGTTACCCGGACGTGGGAATGCACCACTGAGCCTGGCAAATACTGGCTGGAGAACCCGACCAACGTGAGCGGCACCGCCATTCTCGTGCCGGGGCAATATCGTGGTGTGTACAAGATCGACAAGCACCAGGGCAAGTATGACGCGCTCTGTCAAAGAAACGGCCCGGTTAAAGTCTACAGGGACGACAACAGAGACGACATCATTGACTCTGAAGTCGGTACAGAAGAACAAGGGTACTTCGGTATCAACATCCACAAGGCAGGGTCAGCCTCAACGCAGATAGGCCGCTGGTCTGCAGGCTGTCAGGTGTTCAGCCACAGCGCGGACTTCGACGAGTTCATGAGCATCTGCTACGCGGCCAAGTCCAAGTGGGGCAACAGCTTCAGCTACACACTCATTGACGAGCCTGAGTAGTGGAGGCCGTAATGGAGTCACTGTTGGCTGACGGCCACCTTGGGGTCTTCGCTGCGTTCCTTGTCTATCAGTTTGTCGCAATGCAAAAGCGTTTGGACGGTCTCGTTGGGTCCTTTCAAGAGCAACTCGACAAGATTAGAAAAGACTACGACGAGCGCACTGAAAAGATGCGTGAGCGCTACGACCGAGTGATTGACGAGTACAGAGACGACGCTGACAGTAAGTCTAAAGACTTTCTGATCACCAGAAGCAAGATCCACAACGACATTGTGTCTAAGCTCGATCGTATTCTAGAAAAGACTTGAGCCCCACCCAGTGGGAATAACCGCCGTTATATCTTTTTAGCCGCTGGAACGCCCTGTGTCGGCGCGATTGCATCGTTGAGCATGTCCAGAACCTTCATGAGGCCTTCTGGGGGTCCGTCGTCACGAGCTATGACCTTAACGTCGTACTTGGCACTGTTGTCGCTCTTACGGCTGTTCTCACTGTGGTTGGCCACAGAGCCGTGAATGGTGACATCGCAGGAGAAGAACCCGGCATTGTACTTGGCGTGCGCTGTAAGGTCAGCCTTGGTGTCGGAAGTCTTCTTACTGGAGGTAGATGACTTCACTTCCATGGTGAACCGAACCTCGGCTTCCTTGATCGAGAGGCTCGGAGTGTTGATGATGGCAAGCAGAGGAACCTGCAAGTCCACCTTCTCCATCGTAGTCGTGCCGTCAGGAGCTTGGACCGGCTTGTTAAAGCTGAAGTCCACAGTGCGGGCAGACATTATCTTGCCGGTAGCATCCGTATCAAGACCTACTTCTTGAATGAAGTCAGCCGATGCTTTGGCGAGCAGGGTCTGCGCGTTACAAGCAGCCTTGAGTGGGCCACCGATAAGCTGGTCCATTGGAAGGCCACCGAACTGATCGGACATGTTTACGAGAGTGTCTGCCATGATGGACTCCTATGGAAGCAGCTTGATTAGCTGATCATCGATTCTTGCGTAACCTTCTGGGGGCGCACTGCCCTTGAAAACCAGCTTGAGTTTAGCAGTGTTGCTCTGTTTGTTAAACCACGAAGAATTGCCACCGGGCCGTATCATAAGTTTGCCCTTAGTTTTCCCTTCCTCAAGACCTGATATTTCTACTGACATCTCAACTTCAAGGCGGTCCACGGTGAGGCTTTGCCCTGTAGTAAGGGACTGGAGAGGCACGGGTACATCGGTGTCAAAAAGCTTGCCGTCTACCCACTTGGGTATCCGCATCGTAACCATTCGGGGTGTGTATATGTCACGGCCACTCTCGTCTCTTATGGGCTCTCCATCGCCGTCAACCTTGAGCTCCCAGAACTCTTGCTTCATGATCGAGTCAAGTTCATGCCGCTCGGCTATGTCGGTCGCCGCAAGTACTGCTGACTGAATAGAGTGGACAATGTCATCTAATGAGTGCTCAGCCATAAAAAGTCTCGCCCTATCATCTCATTTATTCAGTAAAGTCCGCGCCAAGTTCTTCTTCGAATGTGTCTTTTGCGACGGTATCTTCTTTGACTTTCGATTTGTTTTCTTTAGCCGACGCATCTTTTGGAATCATAGAGTCAACGAACCGATTCAACGTAGCAATGAGCTCTGAATTGTCTGAACCTCCGCCTTGCGCTTGAATCGCCTCAATCAACTCTTTGTTGTTTCCCGTCACATCGACCTTCACATCGACAGCGGGAACACCGTTCTGGTATCGCATGTCCTGTTCGTTTCGTGCATCAACAAAGTTTGCAGCAAGCATGACCGCTTGGTCACCATTCTTGTTGGCGCGAATATCGACTTCGTATTCCAACATTACCCAGTCACCATTTGGCTGGATAAGCTTGATGTGCTTCAGCATGCTTTCAATCGTCTTTCCGATTTGAACTCGATAGATGTCTTCATCAACGCAGTTCAACATTCCAGCAAGCCGCCACTCGGCAGTCTTCAGGCGAGTGCGATAGCCTGAGAACTCCTTCTTCATCTTCTTGTCAATGAGTCGAATATCCATCTCACTTTTAAGAATATCGACCAACACATTTGGTTGAAGGATGAACTTCTGTGTTTCATTCTTACTGGCAGACTCTGCCATCATGACCTTGTATGGGGACATGCTCTTTGAGGCTTGATCAATCAACGACATTATTCATTCTCCTGTGAAGTGAAATCTTCTTCTGGCTCTGGAAGGTTGTTTGTTTTTGTACGTTCGACTAGGTCTTTAACCTTGGAAGCACGCTTCGGGGCTGGTTTTGATTTGGATGCCTGTACATCGATAACATCATTTTCATTACCCGTGTTGCCTTTGGCGTCAACGTCGGTCGAGGTAAAATCTTCAAAGTTCCTGTTGTCTTCGAAGTCTGATTTTATGTCGTGTTCAAGAACAGCCGTAGTTTTTGGCGTAAGCGGCAGGTACTTACAGATTCTACGGATTACCGTTTTGCGCCACATCTCTTCTGTGTGCTGGGCCCAGGGGCCAGAATCTGGGCTGCGAGAACCTTGGCGAATCCGGTTGATTTGATCCTTCCGCATCACTTCCACTTGGCGCTGTCCGTCTTTGAAAAAGCATACGGCGTATGCGAGTTTCAGTTCTCCTGGGTCATCGTAGTTGACCTTGTGTTTGAGAACCTCTCCACCCTCCAAAGCAAAGCAATGTTCGAACTCATCGTTCTCATGCACGACTCTGGCAGCAAAGTGTGCGACCTCTCCAGAGCGTTTAACTAAGTCCATCAATCCGGTGTACTCGATCCACAACTCAGCCTCGAAGGTCTTGGATCGTTTGTTCCACATAGGTACAAGCGATGCCCTGTGTAGTACACCACCGGCAACCAAGTCCAGCTCGCAAGCTTTAGCTAAGGCCATGTATACGGAAGTAGGGCTGCATTGAACGATCTTCTCGTTCTTCACGGCCTCAAACATTGCTACCCGAATAATCCGATCAACGTCGGTTCCCCGTGGCGCAATCTTTACGAGACTGCTTTTCTTGCTTTCAAGGTATTGGTTTAGGGCTGTTACTTTGTCCCGTGTACTAAGTGCTGTAGTCATTCTATTTTACCTTTACTCGAAGTGTTCTTATGCCTGGTTGTTCAATCAAAAACTTATGGTACATCTCTGGCTCTGCTTCCCTGAAAGAGTTCTTGTCGAACACTTTTCGAGGCTTCCCAAGCTTCCATGTAGCAACTCCTTCTATACCAGGGGAGTCTCCTATCTTTGCTCGTAAAATGTTCTCAAGTTCCCGCTTCTTGTTATCGTTCAACTTGAGCTCTTCCTTAACGTGTAGAATTTTCTCATAGAGATCTTTCTCGGCGACGGTTGCGGTTCTTAGCGGCTCGTCTTTTACCCTTGGGTTCAACTGACTGAGAACCTTCGTGCATGCGCTGGTGGAGTCTACGCTTGGAGGTACCTCACTCTCGACATACTTTTCCCACCACTCCTCTGCTGCGTCGAGAATAGACCCTCCAAGTTCTTTGTCTCGCTCGAGTCGATACACCCGGAAGTCATCGAGGCTGAAGAGCGTAGCTATGTCCCAGTATGGAGCATCAAAAATCTCCATGTAGACACGCATCTGAATCTCTACATCTAGTGGAACATCAGTTGTTCCAGAGTCGCCCCACCCGCGTCGATAGCGGCGGGTTTTAGCATCCATTCCGAATCTGACTCCATTGTGCTCTACAAGCCGATCAGGCGTACCAAAGATACGTGGTCGAGTTGGATTCCATGTCAGTCCCTCTTCCCAAAGTTTACACCCTTCCCCTAGGTGGAGTTCATAAAACTCACAGACATATTTTTCCATTACTCGACCACGCATCAAGACTGAATCGTCATGGTCGTCTGTATTGAACAGCCCCGTTTTTTCCGACCACAATTTGAAAGTACTGTTTTCAAATGAACCAATCTTCTCGGACTCGTCAGCGCACGCCATCATAATGCAGGCGATGTCTGTTCCACCTAAGCCTTTTTTACGCTCGGTAAGCCAAGCTTGTCGTTCTTGTTGGTTCATCGTTCCTCTCTTGTTGGTGAGACTACTCCTTAGCCTGAAGTGTGTCAAGGAGCCACACCCTAAGATGGACAAAAGGCATCGGTTTAGATAGTATCCAAATCAAAGGTGTGTCTAATGGTTGTCACTGAATATCGTAAAAGCTTACCAGGCCGAAGCACTCGTGTTGCTTTTGTCACTTGGTTGAATGGAGAGCTCGTTCGTTTTGAGATGAAAATCAGTATCGGGTACCTGAGAGACCTTGAGTATGGTCGTAAGACACCATCACTACCGTTGGCGATTGGCATTGAGAGAGCAACTAGTGGTATAGTATCGGTCAGGGAATGGCCGGGTCTATCCCCACGTTTACGATTATAAGTGGAGCCACAAATGAGTTTGAAAGATCAGGTACAGGCCATGAGAGTTGTCATGACATCTGCCAAGGCGTGTCATCATGGGTATCAGTTGCCGGGTGTCATAGCTGTACTCTATTCATACATCGCTGAGCTCGAGTCAAAGCTTGCAGCACCGGTAGAGAAGTTGGCCCCAAGTAAGGCCCCAGCAAAGAAAGCACCGGCAAAGAAAGCACCGGCAAAGAAAGTCTGGAAAAAGAAAGCTTAGCTTTCGTTGTTTTTAGGCGATGTCATCAGCAAATTCATTGCGACCGCCAATCGTATCTTTTGGAGATGTGCTTCGATTAATTCGGTAAGATTTGTTTGAGTGATCGAACTGACGACGAAGTCTCCATCCTCATCTGATATTTCAGCAGACTCATCGTCTTCGGTGACCACCCAGTGCATTGGCTTGTTCCATTGGTCACAAATCACATTTATGTTTGGCATGATCCTACTCCAGAAGATTTCGTGTACCGACACCCTTATGTGGAATGATAACTGTTTCTGACCAATGATTTATGATGTCACCCATCATTGTGTTTGCGACTTCATGACTGAGGGTGGCAAACTCTCTTCCCTTCATTACGCAACTTGACCACAGTAAATCTACGGTTTCGCATACTTTGTCTCGAATCGGAGTTGTGATCGACATGGCAGAATACGGTGTCATCTTCAACCATGCATAGATTTTGTCGACCTGTGACTCATCAAACACATGACCGTCATCTATGTAATCCAGAAGCATATTCCTAGCGTGAGCTTCGGCATCATCTGAAGTTGCAAGGTCAATCCAATTTGAAGAAAATGACCTATTTATAAGATAGTCAATGCCGAACCCAATAACGCTGGAGTAGTGACCATTTTCAATGAATGACTTCACACGATTCGACTCTGAATACATGTAGAACATTTCACTGCCTGGAAATGTCCTTACCTTGCCTGCAGGACTGTTGGAGCAGATACGGTCCTTGTCCTCTTCGGTCAGGTATCGATCGATAAATATCATCATCTCTTTTTGTTCTGCTGACTTCATTTTAAAAACTCCCATTGTCTTCATTGTCTACCGCTACTGGCTTTTGAATTTCAATCACATTGTCTTTGTTGGCTTCGACCCAAACATATTTCCGATCACCAAATACTCGTTTTCGAACTCGATCAAATCCCAGCTGTCTCATGATGTCGCCAACGCGCATCTCTGATGCACGAGTCATCTGGTACTTCTCGAGTTTTAAACCCTGCTCCATCAAATCAGTAGTAGACATGTTCAGGCCATTTGCTCTGATGTATCGCTCCACGATTTCATGCCACGGGTCAAACTGACGGAAATCGGAGGACTGCTCGTCAAGAACATTTTGGGCCTGATCCTCTAAGAACCACTTCTCACCATTTTTGTAAGCAACCGCAGACTCTGCCCACAACTGACTACGGTTGTGTTCGGTCCAGTCCGTATCCATCTTACCAACTTGTATTGGCCAGTAGCGTCGAGACCCAGTCTCATCGGTGATGAACTCGGCCTTGTTGGTGGTTCCACAGAACACTGTGTGCCTCTTCAGCGTCACTGTCTGGCGTGCGTATGGGAGTCGGAAGGTGTCCTCTTGAGCAGACAAGAACGCCTTAGTGCTGGAGTTTCTTGCCCTGCGAATAGAGTCGAGCTCTGCTACCTCGTAGATCCATGCGCGATGAATCTGCATGTAGGCGTTGCTTGAACCGATATCCATCGGTGTATCGCAGAAGTACTCAGGAGAGCCGAGGATGCGGAATGTTGTACTTTTTCGCGCCCCTTGTGGCCCGACAAGTATGAGAACACAATCGGCCTTACAGCCTGGTTCCATCGCTCTGGCGACACATTGTATGAGCCATCGGCGACCAATCTCTCGGTTAAGCTTGTTGTCTTCAGCGCCGCACCCGCGAACAAGCCACTCATCCATCCGTGGGACGCCATCCCAAACATTACTGTTGAGCCAATTGGTTAGTGGGTTCTTACCGTTTTGTTCTGCAATGAAGTTAGTCGCCTCAACGATCATGTCAGTACTAAAATGCACACCGTATTGCTTGAACATCCATCTCTTGATTCGCGTGTAGTCTGTGTCTTTCAGCGGTTTTTCATCAAGGTAGATGGCATTACTGAACTCATTAAGCCAAACCTTCTTCTTCCAACGCTTGTCTTTCTCCATGATGATCAGGATATTTGGAACCGTTGACTTTATATTTTGAACCCCATCCTTGCTTGTCTGCATCTCAAGGTGGCTGACAACCTTAGAGTCCATGCCTGACTGGGCGCTATCTTCATGCCCCTTCTCAGCCATAGACAACAAGTCAGAAAGCCTCGGTGCGCCCGGTTGGCCTGTGATGATCGCATCAATATCAAGCATTATCTTCCCCTACGAATTGGTGTAGTGGGATTCTGTAAGAGATTCTATCGGCAAGTTGCAACTGAATCGTCTTGGCGTATTCCTTGCCTGCTTCATCCGGGTCAGTACCAATATATATCTTTGTATCTTTTGGTATCTTTAGTTTTGAGACACACCCAAAAGACCCGGATGTACCTGCAAGAATTGCGATTTTTAAGTTTTGGTCTTCAACCTCTGCAGAACACTTCATAAAGTCGGTAATGCCCTCAACAAAGAGAACTCCATCGATCTCTACATCTACTCCTCGCAACATCTTGACGGCATATCTATTCGGCATGAAAAGCCCTTTTGCCTCAAATCCTTTCGGCCAGAGCGTCTTAGGCCCAGCCTTTGGAACATCAACAGCCCTACTGTGAAGGCTTACGAACTCCCCATCCTCAGTGAATGCGGGCGCAACAATTCGCCACAATGAACTGCGTCCTGCAGGCCACCACCCTGGCCAGTCAAAGTCTTTTCGGTCTGGCGTGATTCGAACGACACCAGACTTAGAAAGTGCGGAAAGGTTTAGATTCCTTCCCTTTAAAAATTTAAGCGCTTGGTCTTCGCTGTTCAACTGGTTGAGGTTGCGCGATGCTTTCCAGAGACTGTGTACCTCACCGACTGGAGGTCGCTTCCCTCGAATCCTTTTCGGCGCTGAGAGTACCTCTGCACCTTCTTCAATCTTCACATCGAACCAAGTTCTTACTCGTGTTTTGTTGAAGGAGTCTGCCTCTGAAAATTTACTACCACATATTCGATACGTGACCATGTCAATGCCAGACCCACCGGCCCCACATTTATGGCACTTCCAACCTTTGTCGTCACCCCTCAGTCCGATCGGGCCACGGTTGTCCGATGACCCTCGATTGACTTCACCACACTTTGGGCATGGTGCGAAGGAGTTGTTGCGGCGAGGCTGTAGTCCAAGCCTGTTCGCTATCTCTGATACTGCTACGTTCTCTGCTATATGCAACCACACAATTAAATCTCCATCTATATAGATGTTGGGGAAAGGGGAAGGGGGAAGGAGTGTGCCACAGGGGGAGCGTGGTTAGTGTCTCTCGATCTTATACTTAAGTAGCCCTTCTTGATTGATCCAGAGCTCCATGGAAACTCCAACGGTGGTGCGACAACGACTTGCGTACTTCGCTAACAAGTTTACCGAGATCGGGTTCCTTGTCCCATTTAGTGCGTGCCAAATGTGCGTGTGCGATACCCCGAATACTCGCCCGGCCTCGCGATATGTATCAGCAACCTCATCGACTAAAGCTTGAAGCGCTGGGTTGGTGTTAATGACGAAGTCATCATTGGTAGTCATTGTTCTCTCCTGTTGGTGTTGCTACGTTAGTCAACACGACTCTTCTTGTCAAAGAAGACCACTACATTTAGCGAGTGCGTGGTCGTGTCGAATGGTATAGACTTTGATACCATATGTAGGCACATTTATTTGGAGTAGAAATGGCTCTTACAGTCACCGGATTTACAAGTTCAGCATTGGCATACAAGATCGTACACGAGAGCAATGCCAGTGATGCGGTGAGCGCAGACGTGCTGGGCGGAGCAGGTACCCTCTGGGCTATAGATGCCAATCAGCAGACAGCTGCAATTGCCTATCTCAAGATAAAGATTACCACCGGTACAGTTACTGTTGGTACGACTCAGCCTGATCTTATGTTCGAGATTCCTTCGTCCGGTGCAGTAATGATCAACCTTCCTGCTGGCCTTGCATTCGATCAGCTGAGTTTTTGGGTAACCGATGCTGCGGCATACGATGATACAGGTGACCCTGGAACCGTTCTTCTGACCTTCCTTTGCTCCTGAGGTAACCATGGCCGTCACAACATCCACTGCATCAGCTCCACTTGTCACTACAATTGTCACGGACATTGATGCTGACACTACTCTCGAAATCATAGCGGCTGGAAATAAGACTGTATACGCAGTCGAGATTTCTAATCCGAATACAAATGAAGCCGTGTATGTCCACATGATACCCACTGCCAGCGGGTCTAGTTCATCGACACAGCACACCACACAGTTGTACTGCCCAGCAAACACGACGATGTATTACTACGCTCCACTTGGGTATCTGACTAGTACGGGAATACAGTGCTACTGCACAACATCGGCTGGTGGTGGGGCCAATGCTCTGGCACCAACCAGTGATGTTGAGATTAAGTTCGGATACACTGCGCGCTAAACCATACAGTCCGCAACGTTTACAATGGGATGCAGTGGTTGGTTCGATTTTTTCGTACCTGCACCGAACGTGATCAATCCTCTCTGGGACAGGTTTGTCACTGCACACAAAACAGATCGGTGAACCTTCGCCCTATCACCATCATTGTTTAAATCATCGGTGATCGTATTGATTGTCTCATTCCCTGGGTCCGAAATCACATAAGAAAGAACCGTACCACGGAAAGATTTCTTACTCACGATAGTCGTTAGAGCGTCATTTGGTTTCATTCTTTTCCTTTAGTCCGTAGTTGTCCCTCGCCCAGCCATTTCCCTTTAGGCTAAAGCTTGTAAGCGAAGGCTTCTTATTCATCTGTTTCTTACACTTTGTGCAGCTCGGCCATCTATCAGCAAAACTCTGAAGCACTTCAGCAAATCCACCGCAGGCGTTGCATTCAAATAAGTACAGTGGCATTGCTTCTCCGGGATATAAAGTAATGGCATGGGAGTCTTTGATGCATAGGTTCTTTCAGCCGTACAAGGATATCCTGGTCTACCACGACTATGGACCCCTTCTTCTGTTCTGGAACATCGCAGACCTTGCGAACAACCGAGTGCTCTGGATGAGCTACGGTGAAGCCCTTGATGGGGGCAATGAGTGGGCCTACTTCCAGTACTGTCTGTACTTCGTGGTCGCACTGGGGATGCTGTTCAGCCTTCCCAACATCCGGTCCTGCTCTAGGTTCGTTGGCGTCTACCTGATGCTGTACATCTTCTCGACCACCAAGTTTGTCATGAGCGTAATGGCTGACCCTGAGTTCGCTGTTGGCGAAGTTGGGCGCAGCCTTATAGTTACAGGCGTGTATTTTGCCCTGTGGGTTTGGATATACGTTAAAATGAGAGTGGAAATAATGCACAAGGATCTCCATGGATAAGCCGACTGCCACCGCTGCCGCCGTTGCCGTCGTTACAGGTGCGTTCAGTGCGGGTGCGTTCAAGTTCTATGAGTTCATGTCGAGGCAGAAAAGAGAGGTAAAGAAAGAGGAAAAGGCAGAGCAGGTGATGTACCGCGATGACCTCATAAGAAGAGTCGAGAAGTTGGAGGAAGAACGCGATGAGCACTTGGAGCAAATCATTCAACTGATGACGGAGGTTGCTGGCTTGAAGGTTGAGGTTGATTACGTCAAACGTGAGAACGAGATCCTGAAACTTAAGGTCGAAGCATTAAGATAGACTGGGGCGGATGGATTTGAACCACCAACTTCTTGGGTAACAACCAAGCGTTCTGCCGATTGAACTACACCCCATCATTCTTTATCTTCTCCGTATGTGTCGCACATTCCCCAACGAACGCAGCCTTGCTCTCCAGGTGACGCAGCGAACAACTCGTACTGCTTGCCTCCCCATCTGGTGCGAGACCATTGAACCACCTTTGCGATTGGCCAAGTGTCACCCGCCCTCTTTCCAGTCACAGGGTCAGGCCTGCTGGTCGGGTTCTGAAACCACGTTGGAGGATGGTAGCCGAGAGATTCAAATGTCTCTCCTTTTGCTGCGTACCTTGCTTTAGCAAGTATCTCGATGTCCTTTTCGAGATCAGCAAGCAACTGGATACGATCAGGAAAGTTTGCAGCCATCGTTCTGATTTCACTCTTGCGAGCAAAGATGCATGGGTAGCAGCCCACACGCTCTGATGGGTTCTTACCTAAGTACAGTGGGTTCGGTCGGACTCCATACTTCTGATGGATCTCGATTACATCCTCAATCTTCCACTGATGCAATGGTCTCCATACTTCACAGTCAAAGGTGTCAGACATTTCCCACTCACCCATTGCTGCGCGAGACGAAGACTCCTGAGCTCGGATGCCAACCACGTTGATTGGTTCATCTTCCATAGCCTTCAGGTAATCCCTGGCCGGGAATACTTTGAGGTGTTGCGTGCAGTATCTGCGGACTCGACTGGGGAACATTCCCTTGAATATGATCCAACGAATCATTGGTGAGTACCATCCGATTCGATCCTCATACTTCTGAGCCAACTCTTCGAGCTCTGGCGTTCGCATCTCTCTTTTCTGAACGAGCCTTTTAATCGGCCCAATCACAGAGGGAAGGAAGTTCTCAATGTAGTCATACGTGTCAGGGTGCTCCCAGCCCGTGTCGAAGAAGATGGCCTCGTAATCGAGACCAAGCTCCTTCATATATAGACACGCAGCTGTGGAGTCCTTTCCGCCACTGACTGACACGACAACCTTGCGATCACCGATTTTTTCTTTGACTGCTTCGATGTCGTGGTAGTCAATCATTAGAACGGAATCCCATCGTTGCCATAGTCGTTGCTCGAGGCAGGCCTATCCTGAGATGTGCTCTCTGATTTGTCTGCC